TTATGAGTGAAAAGTCTACTGGGTTTGATTGGAAGCGTCGTAATATTTATACACTTAGACACGGTGCTGGAATTAAAGATAGTAGATATCTAAAATAAATTTGAAAATAAATATATTTTTTTTTTTTATTATTCATAATATAAAAAGACTATCATGGAAACACCTTGTGGATTGTGTTCGCAAATTTGCTATGGAAATTTTGTCAAACTGGTTTCTGATGAAATGGAACCACAGTTTTCTAAAATAAATAAAGGATTACGAAGTGGTGAGAAAGCGTGGGTAAAATTATTAAAAATTATACTTAATAATATGGATTCTACTCCAAAGGGGTTTATGACACACTGTAGTGGCTGTAATCCTATGAAAGATTATAAAGAGAAAATGTATAGAACAGCGGCCGTTATTTATTTATTTGAATTACTTATTGATTATAAAAAAACTACAACAAAAGATGACTTATTTCAGCATAATAGATTTCCTGGAATTGTCAAAGATAAACTATTTATGTTTGAATATCGTGATAGACCCGTTTCAACATTGTGGAAAGGGTCACAATATTATTATAAAGAGATTTTTGGGGTAAGTATGCCCATATAAAAATAAAAATAAATTTGATTATTTTTTATTAATAATAATCTATATATAGTGTAATTACATACACAATAATCATAATGACTACACTTTACGATTTACCGATTGAAATTTTCTATAGTAACATTTTACCACATTTGTTTGAAAATGTTTCTGGAAAAGAACTAATAAATTATACAAGAATAAATAAATTTTGGTACAATTTAATAAATTCAAAAGAATTTACTAACTTATTATTTAGAATATTAAATAAAACTAAATTTAGTGCTTTTAAAACTATAGAAAGACCAATAGACAAACTAAAACATCTGTATTTACATAAATATGATTTGGGAATAGCATTGACACCCATGGCTAATTGTGTTTATGATGCAATTGTTACTAATAATCTAGACATTAAAGGGCAAGTAGATAAGATTGAATTAATTCGAAATCAAAATTCATTTCGAATTATTGAAGAAAACCTTATAGAAAATTATGATACACAGAATATTGAAAAGGTTAATATAAGTGTAGATCTGAAATTTAATCCACATGATTATATGTTTAAATTTACACTTAATATATATCAAAAAGATGGCACAGTTATTGAAGACGAACTATTTTCTACAAGTCGTCCAAAATTTTACACATTTAAAATATATGGATTCTGTGAAATCAATGAATATACAGTAACATCCACAATGAATTAACCGATTATTTAATGCCGTGCTTACTACCGTAGAAGAAATATTTGCGGATACCTTCTATGGCATCGTGTCCCAATTTTTCTAATGATTTACCTATAAATATAATGAAAGGTCTTCGAAAACCCTTTAATGTTAAATCGGCTTCATATTCTATTTTTGTATAATTATTATCTATTTTACTAAATTTAATTGTATCTATGGCTCTAACATTAGGACCATCTCCTTTTAAAGTAATTTCATAGGGTCTTTTGTAGGATACTACAGTGTAAGTCATTTCACTTTTTTTTCCATTAAATATTGTGGTCAACGCAAATGTTTTATCTTTAATACACTCTGATTTCAATACTCCTGGGTCCCATTTTACAGCATTTGAAAAATCATACATAAAATCATAGACATCTTCTATATTTCCTTTAACAACAACGCTTTCTCTTATAACTCCGGACTTTACTAATGGCATATAATATTCATTCAAAAACTTTTTATATATTTAAAAATAACTATTTATTAAAATTTAGTTATTTTTATTGAAAAATTAAAAATATTTTTTTATTGAAAAAGAAATAAAAATAGCGTTATATCGCTTAATTGGAGTATGCAAGACCTCCCATACCACTCATGACACGAAGGACGTTGTAGTTGACGGCGTAGATATTTACTGCTTGTGCTGTACCAGATGTTTTAAGTTGAGCGTTATCAATTCTGGAGAAATTGCATGTTCCAGATGGTTGATGTTCTTCTGGTTTAAGGGCAAATGAGTATACGGCAACTGATGCTGCACCAGCTTTACCAGTACCTGCAGCAAATGTTGCTAAAGTTAAAGGTGTTCCTGTGTGGTGTTGGTATACTTGGACTTGTGTATAATAAGCTAATGGGCGTGCTTCCATGCGGTCGTGTCCATTTAATGTTACTTTCCAGTTTCCTGCATTGACATCAGTAAATGCACCTGTAGTTGTTGAATATTCTCCAGCCCATACTAATTCTTTAATTGGATGATTAAAGTTGAGGTCGTGTGATTGTGTTGAGGATGAAGTGGAATGTTGAACTTGTTCAATAAGGTATTCGTGGGAAACTTGAGCGAATCTGCGGCGTTCATCAGTATCAAGATATACATAGTCGGCCCAGAGTTTACAAGAACCGCCTGTCATATTTAAATGTTCTGTTGAATTAAATTTAGTTACAATTTTAACTTCATGATATTGAAGGGCAATGAGTGGTAAATAGCAACCTGGGTTGCGGCAAAACCAGAATCTGAGTGGAACAAAAAGAGTTGCTGCGGCATCGGCACCAACAACACCACCTGCTCCGGCCATATTTTGGAATTTACTACCAGTATTAACACCTTGTGTACCAGCAATAGCTCCACTATTAGGTTCAGTTAATTGAGCATTAACTTCCATCCAATGACCAAATTGTTTATCAACTTCTTGGCCTCCAATTTCTACTTTAACTTCATCAATCAATAAATGACCAGGATTAAAGGCACTTACACCTTCTGCGGCTAATTCTAATTGCCAGTACATACGTCCTAAAAGATCACCATTTCTTGAGATGGTGGCAGTGTTACGACCTCCTTCCGCTACTGAACCAGATACGGTTTGTTCAATGGCTTCCATTGAGAAGTTAGTGTGGCGTCTGTAGACAACCTTGAAGAATGTGATTTGTGGATTTCCTGTAAGATAGATATCTTGAGCTCCGTAAGCGACTAATTGCATTAAACCTCCTCCCATTTTATATATTATACAAAGAAAATAATTTTGCGAAAATTAATTAATTAATTACTTAATAAAAAATAAAAAACTCTTAATAAAATTCTTAATAAAATATCAAAAAACTCTTAATAAAATATCAAAAAACTCTTAATAAAATATCAAAAAACTCTTAATAAAATTCTTAATTAGAGTATGCAAGACCTCCCATACCACTCATGACACGAAGGACATTGTAGTTGACAGCGTATACTTCAAGGTCTTGGTTATCACCTGTAACAAGTTGAGCGTTATCAATTCTGGAGAAATTGCATGTTCCAGATGGTTGATGTTCTTCTGGTTTAAGTGCGAATGAGTATACAGCAACTCCTGTTGCGGTGGCATTACTGGCCCCAGGTGTTGGTGCTAATGTTTCCATATCAACTGGTGTTCCTGTATGTGATTCGTAAACTTGGACTTTTGTATAATAAGTTAATGGACGTGCTTCCATGCGGTCATGTCCATTAAGTTTAAGTTTGTATGTATCAGTTCCCAATTGGTCAAAAACACCGGTTGGTGCTGTGTAATTACCAGTCCAGATAAGTTCTTTTACTGGATGATTGAAGTTAATATCGTGGGTAGTACCAGCACTAAATGATTGATGTTGAACTTGTTCAATAAGGTATTCGTGAGATACTTGTGCGAATCTACGACGTTCATCAGTATCAAGGTATACATAGTCTGCCCACAATTTAGGACTTGAAAAAGATGCATTGGTTGGTGATGCAAATGTTGTTACAATTTTAACTTCGTGGTATTGAAGGGCAATAAGTGGTAAATAGCATCCTGGGTTGCGACAGAACCAGAAACGAAGTGGAACAAAGACAGTAGCAGAATCGTTTTGTGTAGCGATTTCTACACCTCCTGCACCAGCCATATTTTGGAATTTAGTACCGTTGTTATCACCAAGAGAACCAATCATACCAGCATCATTAGGTTCTGTTAATTGTGCGTGAACTTCCATCCAGTGTCCATAGTGTTTATCAACTTCTTGACCACCGACTTCAACTTTAACTTCATTAAGAACAGTGTGTCCAGGATTAATAAATTGATTGGCAGCATTATTATTATCACCAATAGTGTATTGCCAGTACATACGTCCTAAAAGGTCACCATTTCTTGAGATAGTGGAGGTATTACGTCCACCAAGGGCAGTTGAACCAGATACGGTTTGTTCAATGGCTTCCATTGAGAAGTTAGTGTGGCGTCTGTAGACAACCTTGAAGAATGTGATTTGTGGATTTCCTGTAAGATAAATATCTTGAGCTCCGTAAGCGACTAATTGCATTAAACCTCCTCCCATTTTATATATTATACAAAGAAAATAATATTAAATTAATTAATATTATGTTTTTTCTTGAATATTTCTAAATAACTATTTAATTCATACAAAGCCCCTTTAACTTCATATTTATTATTATCTAATTCCATTGCGTTTTCTAGAGTGACTCTATAGAAATGAATTAAATTTCTTCCTGTAGTTTCACACAATGTTTCTGTTATTTTCGCCTGAGCCAAGATTTCCTCTGGAGATTTTTCTAATTCAATTTGTTTTTGTAGAGTTTCAATACAACTTTTACATTCGTTTTGTTTGCTAAACATATCTAATCTTAAATATTTTACTAATCCAGAAAACATCCTATAAAATATCTTAAAGAATTAATTATTAGGTAGTTATAATAAATAGTAAAAAAAAATGGAATATAATCAAATATTAATTGGTTCAAGTATGATTTTCTTTGGTAGTTCAATTATGAAAACTCTTATTAATGCGTCTAAACATCAAGTTCCCGATAAGTGCGTTCATATGAATTTATTCTTAGGTTCCACGTGTTTGATTATTAATGGAACTATGTATATTTATCAAAGTATTTAAACATTTTAATTATATTTTTTTCTATAGTATGTCTATTTGTATTTTCGCAAGTGAATTGGCCATTATAACTGGTCATAATAAATACCAAAATTTGAATGAATATATATTGAAATTGTGGCAAAAAACATTTCCATATGATTATCAAGAACATCTGGATTTATATAGCAATAAAAACAATGTTGAAATAGTTCAACAAACTCCTGAAGAAAAATTACTAGAGTTATCTAAGAAACACAACGTAAATATAAATGAATGTCTTAATGCTAAAGATACAAAGACACTCCAAACTACACAAAATAGTATTATTAATAAAATACAAGAAAAGGACCCTAAAATAGATTTAACTGCGTTGAAAAAATGTGTTCAACAAGTTACTAACACAAATTTTGGCACTAAAAATGAAAAGAATTCCTTGAATAAATATAATACTAAAACTCAAAAAAAAATAGCAACTACAAATAAATTCTTCAAAAAAGAAATATTTACTACTAAGAAATATAAATGGTTAATTGGTGGTAAAATTGATGGTCTAGATGAAGACGAAGACACAATAATAGAGTTTAAAAATCGTGTAAATCGCCTTTTCTATAAACTTCGCGATTATGAAAAGGTTCAAACAATGACCTATATGTTTTTATTGGAAAAGAACAATTCGCGTTTAGTAGAAACATTGAAAAATAGTGGAGATACACAAATGAATGTTATTGAAGTAGCCTGGGATAGTGATTTTTGGGAAAATGAAGTTATAGATAAATTAAAATCATTTTCTAAAGAGTTTGAAAAACTAATGAATAGTTCTAAAAAAAAAATTAAATTCCTCGAAGAAACATTAGAATAAATATATTTTATCATTATTTATCATTATTTATCATTATTTATCATTATTTATCATTATTTATCATTTATTATTAATTGGCAAATTGTTTACCTGCCATACCTGCTGCTATTTTGAGTATATTATAACTAACAGCATATAATGTGAAATCATAA